GGGCAACTGGGTTGTGAAAATAAATGAGTAATGAAGTTTCTGATTCCAACATTTCGCTCTCATATTTCTTTTTAAGAGCCTCATACATTTTGTTTTTAATTTTGTCCATGTAGATTAATAAATATTGTTTTTAAATTTAAAAAGGGTGAAGATATTTACATCCCCACCCTTAGTGTAATGTTAGAATGGCATGTCCTCGTCGGGTGCCGACTCTGCCTGTGGGTCAGGAGTTTTCTCCACTTTACCACTTGATGATTTTGATTTACCTCCGATTACTGTTTCATCCACGGTAGAATCACTATAAGCGTATTTACCTGCGTCTGAGTCCCATCTTGGAGTTTCTCCACGAGCAATCGCTTCAAGATACTCTACGGGTTTTTTAGAATAAACGTCAGCCCAAGTTAGTTCGTCTTCAACCCAAGATTTAAGGGTATCTTCGTTATCACTAATAGGTTGTGGGTCGTCATACATAACCGCTTGGATTACCGTGTAATAAGAACCATTGTTTGTCTTTGACTTTGTTAGTTCAAGAATCAAATCTCTACCTTTTTGTGGGTCTGTAACATCACCTTTTGCTCTCCAAATTGGAATGATTTTGTCAAGGATACCCTCTTTTTTGTAGTTGTGTTTGAAACGCCAGAATTTAACTCCGTCCTGCTCTGCGTCTCGGTCAATTACCTTTACAATGTAAAACATACGAGATCGGTAGTTACCCGCCAATTTCTTATCCGCTTCTTTACCTGTTGACATAAGGTCTTCAAAAACCTCGTTAAGTGGTGATCTTTCGTTGTCGTTTTTTCCTGGATCGTAAAGTTTAATCCATTTACCGTCAACTTGAACTTCGTGAAACCATACTTCTTTGAAAGGTGATGACCCGTCAGCGGTTGGTAGGATACGAATTCGTTTTTGTCCTTGTTTTTCTTTATCGCTTAGAATTGCCGCGAAATACTTCTTCATTCTATCATCTTGTGACATCTTTGATGTTGAAGATGAGCTTGATTTTTGTGTCTGTTCGTACTGTGCCAGTACCGCATCCATAGTGTTTGTTGTCGCCATAAATTATTATTTTTATTTGTTTAAAGTGTTACTCAATTATAGGTGATTTTGTGAATTTGTCAAACGAAAAAGGGTATGAATTTTTAGTTTCATACCCTTTAATTATAGTGATATATTTTTAATTAATCTAATGTTTTAATCCTCTTCCAATCCTAAACGATGATTATTGCCGAGAATCAAGTGGCATCACTCCCCTTAAATCATAAGACTTATCCAACCAATGTCCTAAAATTGATTTAGTTTCACGGGGCTTAAGACGAAATAACAATTCAAGTATTAACCAAATACGACCATAATCAATAAAAACCCATTCATTTTCTTTATCATATTCCATAACCATATTATCATTGGAATCAACATATAATATTAAGTTAGGATAACCTTTATGTTTTTTTAATGTTAAGTTACCATAGTGTATATTTAGCCACTTGATAACTACTCTTTCTAACTGATTTTTATTTACCTGTATGTCCATAAGTTAATCCTCTTCCAACTAAATTCACACTTTTAATATTTGCTTGTATGGTGTTACTCCCTCTAATTTGTAAGACTCTTCCAACGGTGCTTAATACACCTGAAATTGCTTGAAGGGTGTTACTCCCTCTAATTTGTAAGACTCTTCCAACCAAACCTTAATAATTGATTGAGTATCTCTGTAGTTAAGATAAAATAGTGATTCAATTTTTAACCAAATTTGACCATAATTAATATAAACACGCTCAGTTTTCTTATCGTATTCCATCATAACTTCATTACTTGGATTAACGTAAAATACTGAGTTAACGTAACCATTACGCTTCTTTGGTGTTAAGTTACCAAAGTGTTTATCTAGCCACTTGATAACTACTCTTTCTAACTGATGTTTATTCACCTGTATGTTCATAAGTTAATCCTCTTCAAACTTCATTAAACTACCAACCAATTGTAGAAGCGTTACTCCCTCCAAATTATAAGTATCTTTCAACCATAAATTAATAATTGAATGAATTTCACCATATTTAAGGTGAAATAATGATTCAATCATTAACCAAATACGGGATTCACTAACCCAAAGATAGTTGTTTTTTTTATCGTAACCCATTAAAACCTCGTTATCTGAATTTACGTAAAATAATACATTAGGATTATCTTTACGTTTCTTTGGTGTTAAATTACCGAAGTTTTTGTTTAACCACTTGATAACTATCCTCTCTAACTGCTCCTTATTTACCTGTATATCCATAAGTTAATCAATCCCATTCAAGCGTAGTCTGGTGTTACTCCACTCAATTTATAGGTCTCCTCCAACCATATCTTCATAATTGATTTAATGTCATCATACTTTAGGTGAAATATAGATTCAATTTTTGACCAAACATATCTATAATGAATATAAACACTATCAGTTTCCTTATCGTATTCCATTACAACCTTATTATCTGAGTTTACGTATAATACGTAGTTAGGATTATTTTTATGTTTCTTTTGTGTTAAGTTACCATAGTATAAGTTTAACCACTTAATAACAACTCTATCCAATTGATTTTTATCTACCTGTATGTCCATAAGTTACTTAACCTCAACAGGTCTTTCATTACCCGGAAACGCTCTGAAACTATCCTTAACATCACTAGCCGAAAAATCTTTCACTTGGTCTGTTGTTAACACATATTCATTCTTACCCGACTTTTCCATATCCTCTTCTTTATCAACGAAGAAATCAGTTAATTTTTGGTTAAATGGACCTGAATCAATACTTCTCAACTCCAATTTTTCTTGTGGTGTTTTTGGTCTGTATTTGTCAATCTTAGCCTCTAAACTATCAATCTTACCAACCAATTTATCCATCTCACCCAATTTATTTTGTAGTGTGTCTAATTGAGAAAATAGGTTGTTGAAGTATTCTTCTTGTTTTGTTTCAATAGTTTTTTGTGAATTAACCAAGTCAGTGATATCCAATTCTTCGGATCCTTCACCTGTGTCTCCACCTTCTTTTTCTTCACCTACTTTTTCAACATCGGGGTCGTTCTCAATATCTACAGGTGTAGGCCCTGCCGGAGCTGCCGGTGGGGGTGGTGGTAATGCCGCTCCTGCGTCTCCCGGTGGTGGTGCGATTCCTCCTAAAGCGGGATCTGCCGGTGGTGCGTCTGCTGGTGGGGGTACTTCAAGGGCATCTTGTTCTGTGATATAATTATTAATTTCATTATATCTTCTTAATTCTTCTAATATTGTTTTATCTACATTCATTTTATTAACCATTTAATAATTGTTTAATACCTGTTGCGGTTTCTACTTGGACTTTTCTATTTTTGTTGATTGTATTATCAACTCTTTCAATTAATCCGTCTTTAGTTCTGATTGTGTAACAATCTCCGGTGTCAAGGTCACAAACTTCTTTTGACCCATTACCATTATCTTTTTCGGCAATTCTTGTGTTCTTACCAAGATAATTGTCTAATATTTTTTTAGTTTCGCTCATAATTCAAATTTATATATAAATATCGTAAGTTTATGTAAATTTACAACCCTAATGATTTAGCCGTAATAATTGCCGACTTAATTGATTCTTTAACAGATTTTACTTCATCTGTGTTTTTTTGTTTTTCGTAGACATCACCTTTTTTAGGCCAATTATCAAATAAGAATTTAGTTATTTGTGTTGCCAATTCATCATCACTAACATTAAAAGATCCATTAACTTTAGATGCCGTAACTTGACCAACACGACCTTTTAAAAACGCTTTCAAAAATGATATCAGACTATCAAAATTTGAATATATTGCGTATGACCATTCATTTTGAGAATTGGACATACAGAAATATTTTTTAATTAGAGTACCTCCATTTGCTCCATATTTTACTTCTTCATTACCTACTTTGTAGTTTAATCTAACATTTGCGTAATTATACTCATATCCTTTAAATCCTGTGTTGTCATCAGTTGACCCATATAACCATATTAAAGACCATAAAGTATAACTCATTTTATCTTTCAGAAGACCTAATGATGCGGTTGATGCGGTTATTGTTGTGATAGCATTTCTAAAACTTGTTGTAGTTAATTTAGGGTTTGATACGTTTTCAAAGTTAGTAAATGGAGTATTTAAAGTACAATTTTGATTTGGTGTGGGTTGTGATTTGTTAGTGTTCTGACTATTTTGAGATGCCTGTTGATTAGGGGTATTTGCTGACGCTTCTTTCTTATTATCTTTATCCTGTTTAACTTTAGTAATAATAGATTTTAATAAATTCTCCCTAATTGATTGTACATATGAGTCAAGTTTAGGTAGAGAATAAACAGGTTGTCTAACCCCTGAAAATGTAGTTGTGAAATTTCCAGGTGTTATTGTATGATTAACATCTAAAATCATATATGAACCACTAAACATTGGTATATGTCTTAAATTGAAATACATTGTAGGTTGAATCATTGCGTTACCCAACATACTTACCGTACACCCATAAGATCTGGTCTTGTAAAGGTTATAAAGTGAGTTATTTTGCGTATCCGATCCCCTTCCTGACGCATTATTCGCTATACTATTTTGTACCGCTAAAGATTCTGAGGTCGCCTTACCCGCATCTTGTGATACCCCAATATTAGTGAATATATTTTGATTTGTTGTCCCCATATCAACATTAAACCCAACAACTCTATTTGATAAAGCCCAATCTTTTTTATTTTTTTGATCCTCAATTAATGGTTGCGGACTTATTTTAGATAAATCCAAACCATCGTCCTTAAATCTATAATCGGTATTATTTACCGCCAAATGTTCTGAGGGTTTTCCCGCATATAAACAAACCAATTTTGGACCTGAATTCCTATAATCAACTGTCGTGTGTGTTCCAAATAAATCATTAGCAAACTCAAGAGACCCCTCCAATCTAGGTATTGGGTTTTTTATAGGGTCTTGAACATTATAAAAATTCACATATGACGGAAGTGCCATTATTTGGAAACTATTCATCTGTAATATTGACTGAACATATAATAATAAATTACTATCCACATTCATTGTGGTTATCATGTCATTTAACTTTAAAACATCCACAATAACTTTATTACCTAAATCCCTACTTGCCCTATCTAACAATAAAACATCCTCAAAAATGGTTTTA